CTTGATTAGTCATTTGTTCTAGGTGTTTAGTTAATAACATTGTAAAGATATAAACTTATATTGAATATCCTACTACATTAGTTAAAAAGATTTAAAATAATTTCATTCACTATATATATCTTATAGCTATATTGCCTAATTGTCTAACTATATGCAATCGAATCATTGGGGTTAATAGATAACATTCGGAGTATATTTTCTCCTAAAAAGGAGGAGCGTTCTTTTACCTCTTCTAATTTCTTCTCAAATATTACAGGGACAGTAGCTAGTTCTAAAGAACAGGCTATGAGCATAGCAGCTGTTACAGCTTGTGTTAGAGCTATCTCTACAGCAGTAGCTTCTCTGCCACTTAATCTTTATCGTAAAGATGGAGTAGATAAAAACATTGAGAAGAATCATATACTATATAAGCTGGTGCATAACAATCCTAATAAGATTAATACTTCTTATAATTGGAGAGTTCAGCAGATGATGAATCTACTTCTAGAGGGTAATTCTTATTCAGTTATTGTTAGAGATAACAGAGGAACTCCTGTAGAGATAATTCCTTTAGTATCAGATAATGTTAGAGTTATAAAATATGAAGAGGATTTATTCTATGAAGTACAGGGAGTAGATCAGCCTTTAAGCTCTTATAATGTTCTTCATGTCTCCGGCCTGTCCTTTGATGGATGCTATGGTTATTCTCCTATTCAGATGTATGCTCAGACTATAGGACTAGGAGTTAAGTCTAGAGAATTTGCTTCAAACTTTTTTTCTAACGGAGGTAATATATCAGGCTATTTAACAAGCCCTTCTCCGTTAAAGCCTGAAGTAGTGGAACAGCTTAGATATTCATGGAATCAAAAATATTCAGGAGTAGGGAACTCACATAGTACAGCAGTTCTACCTAATGGCTTAGAGTATCATAGAATGAATTTATCTCCAGCTGATGGAGAATTAATTAAGCAAATGGAATTTACTAGAGAGGAGATAGCTTCTATATTTGCTGTTCCTCCTTCTCAGATAGGTATAATGAGAGACTCATCTTCTAGAGCTAATGTAGAAGAACAGAGCATTATGTTCTATCGTAACTGCTTACTTCCTTATCTAATTAATTGGGAACAGGAGCTGAATAAAAAATTACTTAGAGATGATGAGAAAGATTCCTTATTCTTTGAATTTAATGCTTCAGGAATACTCAGAGGAGATATTCAAAGTAGGTATAATAGTTATGCTATAGCTATTCAGAATGGTTGGCTTAACAGAAATGAAGTTAGAGAGTTAGAGAATCTTAACACTCAGGAAGGACTATCAGAATATCTAGTTCCTTTGAATATGGCTGATGTTAGTAAAGAAGAAACAAATGAAGAATAATATAGAAAGAAGAAATATCAGTAGCTCTGAATTTGAAGTTAGAGAAGCTGAAGATGGATCATATGTTATTGAGGGATATGGTGCTGTGTTCGGATCAAGGAGTAAGAACTTAGGAGGATTCTATGAGTATATAGATCCTAGAGCTTTTGAAGAAGCAGATACTTCAGGGACAGTAGCATTAATTAATCATGACAATAACTATGTACTTGGTCGTTCTCCTAATACTCTACAGCTTTCAGTAGATGAGAGGGGACTTAAATATAAAGTAAACTTAGGGAATCAGAGCTATGCTAGGGATCTCTATGAAAGTATTAAGAGAGGAGATATTAACTCTTCCTCCTTTGCCTTTACTATCGCTGATGGTGGAGATTCTTGGGAGAAGAGAGATGGGGAACTCATCAGAACTATCAACTCTATTAATATGCTCTATGATGTTTCAGCAGTAACTAATCCAGCTTATGGATCTGCTACTGTATCAGCTAGAGCATTAGAAGAAGTAGAAGCTCAGACTACTGAACAAATTGAGAAAGTAGTAGAGGAAGTTCCTCTAACATATTATCAGAAAATTAAATTAAAATTAAGTAAACTAAAAAACTAATGGATAGTTTAAAATTAAAAGAAGAGAGATCTCAATTAACAGACTCTCTAGAAACAATGGTAGATTTAGCACAGTCTGAAGGTCGTGAGCTAACTACAGAAGAGGGAGCTGAGTTTGATACTAAGACTTCTAAAATAGCTGATATCAATAAAAACATTGAGAGAGCTGAGAAATTAGAATCAATGAAGGCTTCAATGGCTGCTTCATCAGGAGTAGATTTAGCTCCTAAAGTATCTAAGGAAGAATCTGAGTATCGTTTTACTGATGCTGTGAAGGCTGCTTACACAGGTCGCATGGATGGATTAGTGAAGGAGATGGATCAGGAAGCTCGTTTACAAGAGCCTAATCGTTTGATTCGTGGTGTAGCTATTCCAATGAATGTACTACAACAGAGAGCTGATGCTAACGCAGTAGCTGTTCCTCCTGTAGATTTAGGATCTTATACAGATCAGTTATTTGCAAATTCTGTTCTTCGTGAAGCTGGAGCTAATATCTATACAGGAATGTCAGGAGATCGCAAGATGCCTATCGTTCAGAATGTTGCTTCTTCATGGGTAGCTGAATCAACTTCTAATGTAACTGAAGTAGATGCAGTAGGAGATTTAACTTCTGTATCTTTAGAGCCTAAGAAATTAATCTCAGTAGTTAATATGACTTCTGAATTATTAGTTCAGAATACAGGAGCTGAAGCAGCATTCCGTAGAAATATGGCTGCTTCTCAGATAGCTACTTTAGAGAAAGCATTATTACAAGCTGGAGGTACAACTTCAGGAGGTCCTGATTCAATCTTTTCTGATGCTGCTGATATTACAGGGGATGCTTTAACAGCTGCTTTAGCTTATACAATGGAAGGTAACTTAATCGGTGCTGGTGTTAATCCAGCTATCTCTCGAATGGGATTCTTATTTAATGCTAAGGCTTTAGCTACAGCAAAAGGATTAGCTGCTGTATCTTCAGTTTCTCCTCTAGTAGATGCTATTGCTAAGACTTGTAATGGTTACAACTATTATGTATCTTCAAATGTTGGATTTGGTGGATCTGATGCTGATCAAGTGTTATTCGCTGACTTCAGCCGATTCCATATTGGGGTATTCGGATCTTTAGATTTGATCTTCGATCCATACAGTTTAGCTGGTGCAGGGCTTGGTAGAATCGTTGCAAATAGCTTATTTGATGGTGTAGCAACTACTCCAACAGTTATAGCTAACAAGATTACATCATAATTAATTAACTAATAAGAGAGGGGGGAAACTCCTTCTCTTTATTTTTATTTTATATGAATAAGCCGATATTAGGAAGATATAAAGTATCTACTGCTGCAACTGAAACAGCTGTAACTTTAGCTGAAGTTAAATCTCATCTAAAGATAACAGCTACAAGTGAAGATACTTACTTAACTAATTTAATTTCTGTAGCTACTGAGATGGTTCAAAACTATACAGGGCAGATATTAATTACTTCTACTATTGACTTATATATTCCTTACTTCTTAAATAGGATGGATATTAATAGAGTTCCTGTAACTAGAATAACTCATGTTAAGTATTATGATACTTCGAATTCTCTGATAACTATAACTAGCACAGACTTGTCTTATTCTGTTAGTGTAGAAGATTCTTTAGATCAAAGTCCTATTCCAGCTTCAATTATTCCAGCTAAGAATTTTACTTATCCTGATACTTATCCTAGAATGGATGCAGTTCAGATTAGATTTGATGCTGGATATGAAGATAATGATTCTGTTCCTATGGCTATTAAACAGGCTATGCTTTTAATCATAGGACAATTATATCTTAATAGAACTGATATGGTTTATAAGATGCCTGTACTATCAGAATATTTATTGAATCCTTATAGAATTGCTACTGTATAATGGCTGAAGATAAGATACAAGCTGGGCAATTCACAGAGAATGTAACTCTATCTCTATCTACTAAATCTACTCCTAATGATTACGGGGAGAGTACGAATAGCTGGAATGATAGTTATAAGACTATGTGGGTTAAGATAGAATATCTCTCAGGGAGTTCTGATGTTAAGAATGATGTAGAGCAGAGGATTCAGAAGATTAAGATTACAGGATATTATGAAGATATGATTAATCTTCTTATGCAAGATTATTCTTTATTTAGATTCATTGTTCCTAATTTAGTAAGTGCTGCATTAGGAAGTAATTTCTATTTCATTACAGAGGTTAAGCCTATAGGATTTAATAATAAGGAATTTGTAGAGGTTTATTGTAAAGGGAGATACTAATGGCTGGAGCTAACTTTGGAAAGGATCAATTTAGTGTTAAGGTTGATAAAAGTCAGGTTGCTAATTTAGGGAAATTATTTTCTGAGATTAGTGGAGTAATGACTAAAACAAAATACAAGAGATTTAGAACTAAGGTAGCTAGAGAGGGAGGAAAGATAATACAGAAAGAGATAAAGGCTAGAATCCCTAAAAGGACAAAGCCTTTAGGAGTTATAGGGAGATACTCTACTCCTAAGCTCTCAGGTAAATATAAAGCTCCTAAAGGAATGGGAGTTATGTCAACTTATCAGCCTGTAGGTACAGCTAAGAAGTCTGTTAAAGTATTTCAGAGTAGATTGAATAGAAAGTATTCAGATGTTACTGTAGGACCTATGACAAAGAGAAATAACAAGAATCCTAAGTTTGATGGATGGTATGTTAGATTTTTAGAACAGGGAACAAAAAGGAATCAGTCTTGGCAATTAGGGGGAAAACCTATACAAAGAGGTTTAGAAGCTGGTAAGAATAGAGCGTTGAAATTGATGGAAAAATTATTGAAGGATAAATTTGAAGAAGTAAGTCGATCTCATGGAAGTAGGTAAAGTTATTTATAATATATTATTTAATGACTCAACTGTAACAGGTATAACTACAAAGATAAAACCTTTGTTCTATCCTGATCCAGCAAGGCATAATCCTGAGACAGTAACTCCTTCAATTATATATGAAGTAAATAATACAAGCACTACAGATGTAAAAGCTCAGGCTTCTCCTGTAGATGTTTATCAGGTGTTAGTAACTTCTTTAGAGGATGATTATAATAGTGCAGTAGTATTATCTAAAGCTATTAAAAACGCATTAGATCAATACTCAGGTACTAACTCAGGACTGTCAGTAGATAGTATATACTTCATAGATTCAGATGATAACTTCATTCAGAATATACATGAGGGACAAAGTGGTATATTTGTTATAGAACAGATGTATCGAATAAGAATTAAAAACTAGCTAGATAATGAAGATCTACTTTTTAAAGAAATATTCTAAGATGTTTAAGCCTATGAATGTAGGAGATTCTGCTGATGTATGTTTGCAATCAGCTGAGAAACTTGTAGAGGAAGGTGTAGCTTCTTATGAATATATTGCAAAACAAGTAAAAACTAAACAAGTTAAAAAAGAAAGCTAATGGCTACTAATAACATTATTAACGGATCAGATATAGGTCTATACATATCCACTACATCTAGTGGGACTTATACATTAATTGCATTCTCTCAGGATGGGAGTTTGTCTCTATCAATGGAAACTAGAGATATTACTAATAAGTCTAGCTCAGGGTGGAGAGAATTGTTAGAATCAACTCGCTCAGGAAGTATCTCAGGAAATTTCTTCTATGCAGAGAGAAACTCAGCTGGTGCTGATGTTTATGGATATGATGACTTATTTAATCACTATAAGCTAAGAACTCAGGTATTCGTGAAATTCAGTACAGGAGTATCAGGAGATGCTTATTATACTGCTGCTGGATATGTAACTTCTTTAGAAGCTTCAGCTCCTACAGAGGATAATACTACTTGCTCAGTAACTATAGAGCTTACAGGACCTATAACAGAAGCTGATAACTAAACTAAATTAAATGGCTACAGTAACACTAAAAGACAAAGAACTTCCTATTCACTTCGGTATAGGTACTTTAAGAAAGTTCTCAGCAGAAGCTAACATCCCTATCTCAGAATTTACAGATGGGAGTATGATGGATAAGCTGACTCTAGATGACTTAATGAATATGATATTTATCGCATTTAAAGAAGGGCATCGAAAAGCTAATAAAAAGTTCTCTTTAGATATTGATGCTGTATGCGATTTAATAGATGATACAGAGGGAGGAATAGAGAAGGTTATGGGAATCTTCGGTGAATCTATGCCTTTCTCAGAGGGAAAGTAGAAGAGGCTTCAGAGGGAGGAGATCCTTCTGAGCCTCTAACTTTTGATAAAATAGATCAGAATGGATTAGGAGTTCTAAGATTATCTCCTGAAGCTTTGGATGATTTAACCTTCAGACAATATGATAATGCTTTAAAGGGTTATTATAAGAGTCAGGAGTTATTAGATAGGTCTGAGTGGATTAGATGCAGATGGCAGACTACTCTTCTTTTAAATATACAGATGGAGAAGAAGAACAGAGTTAAGCAGAAAGACCTAATAGAATTTGAATGGGAGAGAGCTAATAGAAAAGTCTTATCTCCTGAAGAGAAAAAAGAATTACAGAATAGATTAAAAGAGTTCTAAATGGCTGAGTCTAGATTAAATGTATTAGTAGGAGCTAAGATTCAAGGACTTCAAAGAGGGCTTAAATCAGCTAAGAGAAGCCTTAGAAAGTTTGAGAGGAGTACAGCTCAAATGGGTAGATCTTTAACTCAGGGATTAACTGTTCCTATGCTAGGATTTGCAGCTGTATCAATTAGAGCTTTTGATCAACAAGCTAAAGCTGAAGCTGGATTAAGGACTGCATTAGGACAGAATGAAGCAGCCTTTAAATCTCTTACAGATCAAGCTAAGGAACTTCAGAAAGTTACATTATACGGAGATGAGGAGACTATAGCAGCTCAGACTATGTTAGCTACTATGGGACTAGAGGAGGAAGCTATTAAAAGGCTTATCCCATTAGTACAGGATATGGCTACTGCTAAAGGTATGAATCTCAAAGCAGCAGCAGATTTAGTAGCTAAGTCTGTAGGAAGTTCTACTAATGCCTTATCTAGATATGGTATAACAATAGAAGGAGCTGTAGGAAGTACAGAGAGACTAGATTCAGCAGTAGGATCTCTCTCTACAATGTTTGAAGGTCAAGCTACAGCATCTGCTGAAGCTGGGGCTGGTGCATTTACTCAGCTGAAGAATACAATGATGGACTTCGCTGAGGAAGTAGGGGCTGCTTTGATGCCTATGCTAGAGCCTTTAAAAGAAAAGCTCCAACAGGTAACAGACTCTCTATCTAAGCTGAGTACAGAGCAGATTACTGCTAAGTTAAAGACAGGATTATTCATTGCTGCTATAGGTCCTTTTATTTTAATACTAAGTAAATTAGCAGCTGCATTTAGAATTATAATAGGATTATTTCCAGCTTTTATTGGAGGATTAAGAGCTTTAAAGGTAGCAATATCAACTCATCCTCTAGGAGCTTTAATAACAGGATTATCTACAGCTGTTGGATTGTTTTTAACCTTTGGAAGGAATACAAAGTATGCAACATCAGAGCTAGATGACTTTAATAAAAGTAGCTTAACTGCTTCTGAGAGATTATCAGAAATAAATAAAGAAATTGAGGAATCAGGGAAGAGTAGAATACAGCTCTTAATAGATGAGGTTTCACAATTAAAAAAAGTAGCTCAGGCTAATCTAGATGCTGCTAATGCAAAATTAGAATCAGGTACAGATAGATTTGGGATGGATATGTCTATGGAGGACATAGGTTTTCTACGATCTCAGATCATGAATTTAGAATCTGATATTAGTGGATATACTTCTACTCTGACTGAATTACATATAAAACAGGAAGAATGGAATAATTCTCTAGATGACTCTTCAACAGCTACAAAAGAACTAGGGGAGAATATGGCTCTTATTCCTTCTTTTGCTCAGCAATGGGGTGTTGATTTCAATGATTTAGGAGAGAAAATAAATGTAGTTAGTGAAATAACTAGACAATTTGTTAGTTCTTTTGCTGATGGCTTTGTTAATTTATTTGGTAAGGTTGAAGATTTAGAGGGTAATATTATGAGCTTCGGACAGAAGTTTGAGAATTTTGCAAAGTCTTTAATCGGAGATTTAGTTAAGATGATAGCTAAGGCTGTTATTTTTGCAGCTATAATGACTGCTATAACAGGAGGAAGTTTTACAGGAGTAGCATCTGTAGGAGGTACTAATTTTATGAGCACTCTAGCAGGAGGCTTAACAGGAATGGCTACAGGGGGGAATGTTCTGTCAGGACAACCTTATCTCGTTGGGGAACATGGACCTGAATTATTTACTCCTTCAGGAAGCTCAGGAGGTAGAATATCTAGTGCCTCTCAGACAGCTCAAATGGGAATACCTGATGTAAGAATATCAGGAGAAGATTTAATTATAGTATTCGATAGAGCTAGAAAGCATAGAAATACATTAGGATAAATGGCTTATAAGAACTACACTAATACATTCTACTCTGAGAAGAATAACAGATGGGATATAGAGATATGGTCTCAATCAGATACTTCAACAGGGAATATATTTACTACAGGAAAGGGAGGATTTAAGCTATCTTATAAAGGCTCAGATAACAGAAGAGATATAACTATGCCTTCTGAGATGACGATGCAGTTTATAATTAAAGATGCTGATGATCAAACTTTTATAACTGAATTATTTGAAGCTGATGATAATGAATATTTCGTATTAATTCGGAGAAACTTTGTTGTGTTTTGGTGGGGGAATCTTAATGCTGGATTCGATTCTTTAGAGAATGATTACTATCCTTATGAAGTAACTCTTAAAGCTAATGATTTTTTAGGGGAAGTAATAAACAGAAAAGATTATGTAGATATTCCTGATAATCCTATTGTATCTATTGGAGAGCTTACAGGAACACAGATATTAAGTAGAAGTAATATAGCTGCTAACGGTTTTTTAGTTGATGCTTTTCCTTTAGCTCAGTTTGAAAAAATTATTAGATTGAATAATAGATGGACAGCTCCTAATCAAATATCATATAATAATGATTATAATCCTTTCTCTATTAATAGAATAAATGTAGCAGCTTTTGAAGCCTCCTCTAATGAAGCAGGAAAATATTATCCAGCTAACGCATTTAAAGGAATATTAAAAGCTTACGGACTTAAAGCTTTTCAGTCTGAAGGTAAAGTTAATATAATTCAGCCTTATAGTTATATTGATAATACTATTAATGTTAAAAAGGTAAGACATGATGAGTCAGCATCTTTATTAAATATACCTTATGAAGATATTGATAATAGACAGAATGCTGAAAATGATACTACAGTAGCTCCTACAATAGACTCAGGTTTTAGAGGTACAGAATGGCTACAGAATCCAGCTGATTTCACTACATGGTCTGCACAGGGATCTGTTACTTCAATTAGTAGTAATTCTTTTAATATAGCTTTAACTACTTCTTATCTTTATGTCTCATTAACTGAAGGAGATTATCATGTCTCATTCTCTCAAAATTTAGCTGGAACACAGATAGTATATGCTAATACTTCAGGAGCTGATAATATCTTATTAACAGAATCAGGGGGAGCTAATTTTCAGATAGGAGCTTCAGGAGGTAGATTAAAAATAATGGCTACTTCTACAGGAACTAAAACTGTAGAATTTATTGGATTACAAAAAGGACATCTCACTAACAGAAGATTCTTAGGAGGTCAGAGATGGAGGTATCAAAGACCTATCTCTAAAGTAACTGCTAATTTTAACTATGGAGACTCTACAGCACAGGCTACTTCAAATTGGGTTAATCCTACTTCCCCTATTATAGCTCAATCTCAATATACATCATTATCTAATATAGGAGCTTTTTCTACAGCTGCAGCTGATCAGATGATAATGAATATGAATGTATTTTACGGAGAAAAATTCGATTATTTATCAGCAGCAGATAACATTACTCATATAGGAGGAATATTAACTCTAAAGCTGAAGCTAGGAAGTTTATATTTATCAGGAGATACTGCTGGAGATTTATCATGGTCAGGATCAGATTCTACTTTTACTGTGCCTGTCCCTATTGGTTATATAGATATAGGGGCTTTAGGTAATTTTATATATCAGACTTTAGGAGATGATGCTCAGGCTTTTTATCCTAATGATAATGCAGAACCTTTCTTCTCAGGGACAGGATCTAGGTCTTTAATAGGTGTTAGTCATTCGGTATCATTACCTTCAGCTTCTTCAGGAGGTAGTGTTGATTTGCAATTCTTATCTGCTGTAGTTAATTATTATACTTATCCTGACTTATCAGATCCTTCTTCTCCTCCTACTCCTTTAACAGTAGTTAAGAATAATTTATCATCTAAGTGGTTTACAGGAACAGGAATATCAGGAGGAATTAATCATTTTAATATATCCTTTGCTGAAGCAGGAAGTATATCAGGGGGGACTCAGTTCTCAGCTTCTACAGGATTAGATAATTATCAGACAGAAGATTTTGGAACATTAAGTTTAGGAATAACAGGAGATGAGAACTCTTTTTTAAATTGTATTCAGATAATTAATTCTGTAGCAGTTACGGTTGTGCCTGATTATTTACAAGTTAATAATACAGGGACTCAGTATAATATGACTTCTTTACTATTAGAGGAGTATTTAGAGCCACAAATACAGCCTTTAAAAATATTAGAGGGTAGCTACTATGTTAATGATTTTTCTGCTTTTAAATGTATAGTATTAGATGGAGAAAAATATGTATTCTTTGAGGGAACTTTAACAGCTGATTCTGATACAATGGCTGGTAATTGGTATAAACTAGCAACATCTACACAGACTATAACAACAGTAGATGATACTATAGTTTATCCTGATCCTCCTCCTCCTTCTCCTCCTAATCCTCATGATCCTACAGGTGATCAATCAATGGAGAAGGCTATGTTTAATGCTCATCTATACAATTCTATAGGGGTATCATCTACAGCTATTAATCTAGTGCAAACTGATAAGGTATTCCTATTAAATAATCCTAGATGTTCTCTGTATGATGATCAGAAATTAGTCCTTACTAGACCTGATCTAACTCAGCCTATAATATTAACTAAAGATGGAGCTTCTACCACTTCATCAGGATATATAGAAGTAGATGCTTTTACTCCTGATGTTATCTATCCTATAGGTAGTATATTATCTATACTGACTTATGATTTAACTAATGTAATAACAGGAGGAACAACTACTCCTAATTTATATCAGGGAGTAACTACTACAGAGATATATTTAAGTCCTGATAGATTTATTACTCCTAGTACAGCCTTATTTAATATGTATTCAAGGGACAATTTAGGGTCTATTCAGCAATCTTCTTATGCTAGAAGTAATAAAGCTTTCGCTTCCTGTTTTATTCCTGTAGGGTATAAGATAACTCATGTTCTTATTAGCTGCAGCCAAAACAGAGGGGTTGAAGTATTAACAGGAACAACTACTAATGATACTACTACTTCTCTCTATACAGGGAATGCTAATACTCCTATTCCTTTTGGAACTCCTTATGTGAGTGTATTAGGTACTTATGTAATATTAGAGTTAAATTTCGAAGCTAGTAGTGATGAGATTTACGGAGCAAAAATAACAATAGCAGCAGTATAATATGGACAGAGATTCAACAGAGATATTCTTAGCTAATATAGGAGCATTCTCTTTATCATTCACAGATTTACATGAGATTTTACAGGTGCTATCTTTAGTAGCTGCATTATCATTTACAATATATAAATTCGTTAAAGAAGTTAAAAATGGAAATACTAGAAAATAATTGGGTTGAGATTCTCTTAGCTTTTATGACATTCTTAAAGGTAATATTTAATTACATTCCTTCTGAGAAGGCTGTTAAAATATTCGGATTTGTTGATGATTTTATTAACTACTTAGTTAAAGATAAAAGAAAGGATGTCTAAAGATAAGGAGAAAGCTGAATCTATTTTTAAATCATGGGTTAAGGAATTAGAGGATCAGGAACAGCCTGAAACTTGTAATATAGAAGATGAGGATTGTGAAGCCTGTGGTAGCTAAACTTCTCAGCTCTGTAAATTCTATTTCGGATGTATTTAAAGAAGGACAGAAACAGAAGAAATGGAGTGCTAAGAGGTCAGTTAGTGGTGTATTATGT